CGAGGCGATCAAGCGCAAACTGGCGGAACACGTCCTCGACGCATTTCCCGTGCCTTTTTGATGCCAATGGGGCGGGAGTCTCGGTTCAATCCTTTTCGGGTCGAATTGCACTCCGGGTAGGCGTTAGCGCGTCGTCCCGCCCCACCATTTCCACCACCACCAGGAACCACCATGCCGAAACTTTTCACCCCGCCCCAGGCGTTCGAGACGACGCCCCGCCCTCCCATCCAGCTCTGCGCCCTGGAGAAGCCAAGCGCGCAGATCGCCACGCGCGGCTATGACGCCGAATCGAAGACGCTCGCGCTGACGTTCACGCGCGGGACGGGCGCGATCTACCACTACCCCGATTTCCAGCCCGAGCAGTGGGCCGCCTTCCTGGTGGCTGACAGCGCGGGAGGCTACTTTGGAAAGGTGATCAAGACGATGCCGTTCAAGAAGTTCCCGGCCGAACCTGCGCCAGGTGACTCGGCGTGAATTCGCTGTTCCATCGGGGCATTCGAGGATACGCCTCCGTCCTGGCCGCCCTGTCGTTCGATCCCCTGAGCATTCACCAGCTCTCGGAGCGCTTCGGCGTCAACCGACAGAACATGATGGATATCGTTCGCGGCCTTCACCACCACGGGATGATCCATGTCTCCGACTGGTTCAAGCCGGGCCATCACGGCGGCCACTGGCGCGAGGTCTGGAGCGCAGGGCCTGGTGATGACATTCCTAGGCCGCTCGGATTCCGGGGCCGCGTCGTCGGAAGTCGGCGCGCACCTCATTCCTTCCGGGCAGAGCTTCACCATTTCAGCCTGCTTGTCCAGGCGCTCGAAGAGGGGCAAAGCGCGCCCTCGCTGGTTGAGTTGATCGGCCTCGGTCGCGATTCCACCTCCCTGGTGATCAAGCACATGAATGCGCTCCAAGTCATCCATATCGCAGCCTGGGAAAGTACGCGATTCGGGCTGCCGCTTCCGGTCTACCGAATGGGCCTCACGATGCGAGACAAACCGCGTCCGAAGCCACCAACGAAGCGTGAACACAACCAGCGATATTGGGCTGGCAGAACCCAGCGCCTCAAAGATCGGGTGATGTGCCAGATGATGGCCGCGCCACTTGCGCGGTAATCGCGTTTGCGATACCATCGGCGTATCGACTCTCAAACCGGACTCCACCATGATCTATCCTCGCCACGCCGTCAAGGTCGCCTACGACACGGCCATGACTCTCTACCCGACGCGCGAGGCCGCCGTGGCGGCTGTTTCGCGTGAACTCTGCTTGTCGCCCGAGGCCATCGAAGAAGCCCTGGCTCTGGAGACGGTGCAGTAATGGCCTGTCTCGTTCCCACCCAAACCTTTCGATGGCTTATTCATACCGCGCTGGTTCAGACGATGCACGATGGCAAGGTGAAAGACATGCCTCTGGAGCACAGTCGGACGCTTCAGCAGGCATACCTGAACACCGACACCGGAGCCGCCTTCTGGCAAGCTGTTCCCGAGGTGATGGACTATGACCAACCCCGCATCTGAAGATGACGACATTGGCGAGTTCTGGCGCGACGTGCGCGCCGAACTGCTGATCGCCATCCTTGTCGCGCTCGTTTTCCTGATCCCCACCGGCAGAGAGGACGACACCCGCATCCGCTGCAGCAGCGGGAGCGCTGCGCAGCCAGCTCTAACACCGTCGAAGGATTGACATGACCACCACACCCCAGAACAGCGACGCGCTGGCGTTGCCCCTGACCGACGATGAAATCTGGCGCGCATGGATCACTCGACCCATCGTCCCGGATGGCGAAGACGACAGCATGGAGGCGCAGTTCGTTGCCGCTTGCCGCGCTGCCATCGTTCTTGACCGAGCCCAGCGTCCGCAGGCCGAGCCATCCTCACCGCCATCTTTGCCACACCCCATCACCAACATGCTGGTCGGGGATGACTCGGAAGACGTATTTACCGCTGACCAGATGAACGAACGCTGGGCCGATGGCTGGAAGACTGGCTACAAGCATGGGGCTTGGGCTGACCAGCGTCCGCAGGCCGGGGTCGAAGCGGTGAGCCCAGCCGATGAAGAGAAGCTGGAGGCTGTTGAGAAGGTCGCCCAGCGCCTTCGAGAGCACATCAAGTGGATGCGTAATGGTATGGAAGGTGTCGGGCCGAAGTGCGTCAACCTATACGACATGCAGGTGATGCTACCGGTACTCGAAGAGTTCTGTTCCAAGCAAGACGCCACCCAGACAGCCGCAGTAGGGGCGAGCAGTGCTCCTGTGGCGTGGACGCTTTCGTTCAATGGCCGGCCTATCAACGCCAAGACCACGTTCGACACGCGAGAAGAAGCCCAGCGGTACGCCGACAAGTGCATGGAACCCGACGTGTGCGACCCGAATCCTAATCCGGTCTACGTCATCCCCCTCTACGCAGGGAGTGCTCCTGTGGTGGAGCCGGTGGCCTGGGAGGCGAAGATTCTCGGCAAGTGGACTGCCACGCGACACCCCGAGACTTTGCGCGGGGATGGCTATGAAGTCCGCGCCGTCAACGCCACTAGAAGTGCTGCGGCTGCGATCCCTGACGTGGCGAAGATGGTAGAGCAGGCGAAGTTGAACCTGCGGGCAATCACCACGTCATGTCTATTCCGGGACAGGCTCGATCGTGAAATGGCTGGCGACTTGGGCGAAAAGATTGATTCCGCACTCGACGCACTCGGCGCTGCCGCAACCCAGGCGAAAGCCAGCGTGAGTGCGGAGTGGCTGCCGATTGAGACGGCGCCCCAGACTGGCCGGACGATCCTGCTGGGCTACTTCAACGCGCCGGGCAAGTGGCGCACGCTGCGGGGCCAATGGTTCACCGATGCCGTGATCCAGGAAGAGTGGACGCATTCCGACGTTCATGAGGCCGGCTGGTTCGAGACCTCCGTCGAATGCGACGACGAGGACAGCGGCTGCTGGCCGACCGACCCCACCCATTGGCAACCGCTGCCGGCGCAACCTCCGAAGGACTAGACCCCATGGACAACATTGACGAAGCAGCGGTAGATGAGTTGCTGTGCGAGCTGGCGGGAATCGACACGCACGACGTGAACCTCCGCCACCACGACAAAGCATGGGCGGCAGTCGAAAAGTTCGTCGCCCACCACACCGCGAGTGCCAAGGCTGACGCCCAGGCGAGGGGTGGTGAGGCGGTGGCGTGGGTGAATCTGCTGCCCGGCTGGGACGACGAATCACGTCGCATCTTCACGGACGTAAAGGCGGCGGCGAGCTACCACGAGCACTGCTACGACCTGACGCCGGTCTACCTCGCCACCCAGCCAGCGCCTGCACTGGCACGAGAGCCGCTGAGCGATGAGCAGATTCAAGACGCATGGGCGGATGCCAGCGATCCCAACAGCGCAGAGATGAGCATCTTCGACTTCGCGCGGTCTATCGAACGCCACTTCGGCATCACGGCAGATTCGGCGAGGGCTGCTGCGTCCGAGCCGCCAGAAGCGTGGCGCGATGTTCAATCTGAGCGTCAGCGCCAGATCAGCGCGGAGGGCTGGACTCCTGAGCATGACGACGAGCACAAAGAGGGTGAGATGTGCTTCGCTGCTGCGGGCTATGCGTGTGCGGCATCGGATGCGCTGCAGGCCATCGAGCATCAGTTCGATGGTGATGGACAGCCGACCCTCAATGAGCCGGCGCCATTGCCTCACCGCGCACCCTGGCCCCACGGCTGGGTATTCAAACGCGCACCTGTTCGTCGTCAGCTTGTCAAGGCCGGCGCGCTGATCCTTGCGGAGATTGAGCGGATCGACCGGCTCCTGGCGCGAGGCCCCATCTGCAGCGACTGCGGGGCACAGGCAAGCCCGAGCCAGACGGGATCGGCGGTCGATGCATTTTGGAGCGGAACCCTGTCTGGCAGAAACAAGCCGGCATGAATGCTGCCCCGCTGACTATCGAGAGCCTGAAGGCAAACACCGAGGAGGGCTGGCCCTGGTGGGGTGAGGATGCAGCCCTGAATGACAAAAGCCCCGGAAACGGGGCTTTTCTTGTCTGACACTAGTCAGGTATCAGGCGGCCGGCGCGGAGTCGTCCACGGGCGCGGCAGGGGCCGGCGCGGGCGGCGTGGCGCTCGGGTCTTGCGCGTCGTCGGTGGTGAGCTGCGCGGTCGCAGCATCGATCTTGGCCTGGATGGTGTCGATGGCGGCTTGATCGGCGCCGCTGGCCTGGGCGAGCGCCACGAGGTCGGCAATGGCCTTGGTGTTGACGGCGGCTTGCGCGGTCAGGGCATCGACGGATGCGGACAGCTTGGTGAGATCGGACATGATTTGATCCTTTGCGTGGTGAATGATGGCGTGTAATTGAGCGAGCAGTCTACCTTCTCGCGCTTCCATGAGTGTGTCGAATCGCTTAAGAAGCTCGAATTCCGTCACGGCGTCACCGCACTGGCGTGATCTGCGGCGCAGAGGCTGCCACTGGTGAGGAGTCCGCGAGCGTAGCCCGCAAGGTCTGCAGCGTCTCCCGCCGTGTCTGCAAACGCTTCTGCAGTTGCGTCAAGCAGTCGCCCAGGCACCATGTCGGCGCCGCGGTCGCTTGCGGGAGCGCCTGGGGCGGAAGCGGCGCTACGGATTGCAGCGGGGGCGGGACGAACTGCGTCGTGCCGCAGGCCGTCAACCACAGCAGTGAGATTGCGGACAGCAGGCACGAGAGCAGCAGTTTGCGCGAGGGCGACATTCAAATTCCCCTGTTGATTGGCGGCGACCTTGGCATCATGAGCCGCCACGGCGGCGGATGCTGCAGCCTCGGCGGCCTGGACAGCCTGCGTGACGGCCTGCGTTGCCGCAGTCTTGATCGCCGCATCATGAAATCCGAGCCACATCAGAGCGGCGGCCAGGATGATTAGGACGCCGATCAGCTCGATCTCCCAGCGCGCGATCACGATGCCGCCGAAAGCCCGGCAGCGGCAACGCGCGCCTTGATCGCGGCCAGGAGTTGCGCCTGAGCGGCTATTTCAGCCTGGCCGGATGCGATCTTCGCCTGGGCCGGCGAGGTGTCGCCCAGGTGGTCGAGAAGCGACCCCACCAGCTTGACGGTTTCGGCGTGCGTGTAGTCTTCCACCTTCTTTTCGACGGCGATGACGGCAGCCGGCGCCTTCACGTTGCGCAGGGCAAAGATAGCCGCGAGCGTGCCGGCGATGGTGAGCGCGATGATTCCAAGGGTCGTGTAGTCCATGCAGAGCTCCAGTTGAGATCGATTACCCTACGCGGAGATTTATCCGCGAGGATCTGTGTTGACATTGGGGTCAGCCTGGGCCTTCCCGCGAAAGAACGAAGCAACCCCAAGGATACCGCCAATCGCGAACCAGGCTTCAGCCGGAATCGTCGCGGGCGTGAGCTTCATCAGCGGCAGCACGAAGTAGTTCCCGAGGAACGTCACACCGAAACAAAAGCCAATGAACGGGCGCCAGATAATGCTGGGCCAGTGGTCGGCATCGGTTTCCGGCGCGGATGCGCCCTTGGGAACGTCGGTTTCGGCTTCCATCAGGGGATCTGTTGAAATTCGCCAGTAAAAAAAGCCTGGGCGGCGCGCTCGCAGCGCTCCGGGGTTTGTTTATGCCAGTCGGAAGCCAGGGCATTCTGCTGCGCGCCAAGCCAGTCTCCAGCCGCCAGCGCCGCCAGCAGGTGGCGGAACAGTAGAACGCCCGAAGTTCCAAGCTGAAATTCCATCGACACCAGGTAGGCTTGGCGAACAGCGTCCAGCGCCTGGATCTGCGGCCACGTCCGCGCGATGCCGTCCCGCGCGTGCACGTAGTCGGCCTGGAACTGCGCGTCAATCTGGGCATCCGTCCACTCCGTTACCCCGATGACCAGCGCAGGATCGTAATGGCCGATCCCGATGGTCGGCTTCCCGCGCGAATCGGGATAGGCGATGGATCGGCGCCCCTCTTCGCCAATCAGGAGGGATTCAGCATCGTGGATCATGGGTTCGGGCTTTTGGTGGTACGCAGCTTGCCGTCCGGGTCGGTGACGACGCCGTATGAGCCTCGCGGGGCCGGCGCTGGAGTAGGCTTCGGAGCCTCGCGCGAGACGGCCGGGCCGAATGGCTTGAACTTCTCAGGCGTCGGGTCGTCGGTCGTGCGCATGGCGGCCCTTTCGATTGCTACGGGTGTTTCCAGCCAGCGGAGACAAGCGCCAGCCACACGATGCCGGCCACGAACAAGGCCAGCAGAGTGCGAAGCGACCACTTTCCGAACTCGGCCATCTGGTCGTTCAGCCATTCCTGAAGACCCTCCTTGAGGGCCTCTTTCACTGCGCGGCTGTTCGGGTCAATGGGCATCGATTTCTTTGGCGAAGCCCCTTCGGGCGCTCCTGCATTGTCGATTCTAGGGGGGTGCATGGTCAATACGCTCCACGCTTCATCTGGCGGCGGGCCGCCTTGATCAGAACACCGTTCGTCGCCCCAGGCCCAGGGGCGGTGAACTCTGCCAATCCGATCTGCCAAAGACGCGCCTCGGCGATCGAAAAGGCGTTCGCGGCATTGGTGGCAAATTGGATAGTGAACGACGAGACGCTGGATGGGATCTGGAACGTAACAACCTGCGTTGAGTATGTGGTGGTAGCCGTCCCACTATCGTAGATAGATGTTCCGTTCAGTTTTACTGTTGACCAACCCTTGCTGGTAAACGCAATCACGTAATATTGTGCGCTGGCAACGTTGGCGCACGATATTACCGAATGGAACAGATTGAACGTCGATCCGCTGCCTGGAGTATTGACTACAAAGGTGCCCTGGATTGAGTCCGCCACCAAGCTCATTGAAGCACCCGAGATATCACTCGTCCAGCCAGCCGGTGTACCGCCCGTAATTGTCATTGCTCCAGCAGTTCCGCCGGTCATAGTTCCGAAGTCCCCTAATGAATTAAGAATCTCGTTCGGCCGCATTGAGTAGACGAGCGCATCTTCATATCCATCGGCGCCAGCTTCAGAATTCACGACAGTCGATGAGGGATCAAAGATGGTGGTAGTTGGAAAATATGCGTTGGTAGGTAGGCCGATGAATGCGTTTGTGTTATAGCTGGCATCGATGATCCAATTGGCATCGATCTGCTGAGTCATGACTTTACTGCGCGGCAGGTTCCCGAATCCGGGGTTCTGATTAGACGCATCCGCCGACCCCCAAAATTCATTTTGCCGGACAACAAGGTTCAGGATCGCTCCCGTAAACGGACTTGCCGGATTGGAGTAAAACATCCACCCACGCGAGTTTTCCTGATAATTATTCGTGAACACGGCATTAGATATGTACCCGGCGGATTCAAAAAGAAAAAGGCCGCCATTTTGCGGGTTGGAAACCGTATAACCACTCTGGTTCTCGAAAACGTTTTGATTAACCGTGACGGAACGCCCACCAGCAAAGCGGATTGCCCAATTGTCCTGGTATATGTGGTTTCCACTGATTTCTACGACGTAGTTCCCAAAATACTGCACCGTGTCTAGGTATACGCCATAATTTCCGCTGGCCGGCTGAGAGCCGCGAATATCATTATTCGTGACCTTTGTGATCACGTTTTCGTGCAACAGAATACAGTTTCCGCTGAAGCCATGAATCGAGTTGTGGTCGATGACGGTCTGTGCGGAGTTCTGAATCAGCAGGCCACCCGATCCGGTGGAGGTGTTGAAGTTGATCTGCCTGATCTGCACGTCCCGAAGATAGCCGGTCACATCCGGGTTGCCGGCGTTGACGCCCACCGTCAGGGCGACCCCCGTTCCTGTGTAGTTCCAAACAGTCCCCAACGTCGAATCGTAGGATGCCACGTCGCCATGCATGTGGAATCGAGACGTAATGGGCACCGTAACCGATGCCACGCTGTAGGTGCCCGCAGGGACATAAATGTCTTTCCCGACGTTGCTGGCGATGCAGTTCGTGAAAGCGGCGGCGTTCACGGAATCGGCATTGGATGGCAGAAAACCGCACTGCCGAACATTGACGTTGGTTCCTGGGATCAGGTAGAACCTGAAAGTTAACCCGGCGATGATGGATGACCCGTTGTCAGCCGTCGTCGTATCGCTTCCATTGCAGACGTAATGCCCGTTCCCGCCGTCCGCCAAAGCGGCATAGCCCTGGGTGTCATATAGCAGGCCAGGAACACACGTCAGGGCGCGAAGGGCGGCTACATTGGCAACCGTCTGGACGTGATTGATGTTGGCGTCATGGCTCGCCAGGCCGGCGCCCGACATCGTGCTACCAAAGCTCGAAGTCCCGTTGACCTGGAGGTTCTGAACGGGGAACGTCTGCGCGAACGAGAGCGTGGCCGCCAGCAGAAGCGAGATTGCAGCGAGGAGTTTCTTCATGGTCAGAATCCGATCTGGGTGATATTTCAGTGAAATTTAAGATTATCGGCCAAAGCCTTCGATCATAGGTTCGGACTCAGCTTCACAGCGACTCGTAGGCGCCTGCAGCGCCGGTGCCGTCAGAGCGCCGCGCAGTGCCCGCTAGGTCCTTCGTCAGCACGCTGAAGCCGACCGGAACGCGATTCTTCAGGTTCGTCGCCGTGCTGAGCGGCGTGTACGTCCCGCCCTGCGCTGGGGTTGCCTGGGGAGCCACGGTATAGCTCGTGAACATCGCCATGATCTGGGCTTGCGTGAACCCGAGCGCCGTGCGGAACAGGTTGTATTCTGAGGATGGCAACCAAGCGCTTCCGAGGTACGGAACATCCGCGTTGTCGTTGTGCGGCGCATCGCCTGCGCCACGTCCGACTGCGCCGAACAGGCTGATGTTGCCGCGATTACCGACACTGAAGAATTCTTCCCAGTTGCCGGTCGAGCCGGCGCCGGAGCTGAACGTGTCGGACTTGATGTTGTAGTCGTCCCAGATGTTGTATAGATGCGATCCAATCTTGCGGACACCATTCGGTGCCACCTTGTCGGCGGCGATATCGTTGTACATACGAGAGCAGCGACCACCAGGGGCTGTGTTGTGCTGCTCGATGTAGTTCAAGATCGTTGTCAGGTCGCCGTCTGCCCACTGGTTCAGAGATGCGACGGTAATGGTGTTGTCGCTCTCGTACAGGTTCTGCACGTTGGCAAACCCGAGGTTGATCGTCTTCGCAGAAGACTGGTTCTGCAGCACGCCACTGTTCAGCCTGTTGTTGTAGACGATACGGCCGTGATCGCCGTTGGTGCTGGGATCAGTTTGGAGCGAATACCCGGGCATCGTGCAGCCGATCAGCAGCTTCGGTGCATTGGCGACAGGATCGGGGAACGCTGTAGTCACCGATGACACGATACCGATGGCGCGGGCGATGGCCACAGGTGCGACCCCGTTGTTCACAAACGATGTCTTCACTCCCGTGAGGGTGAGGTTGTCCAGGTAGAAATACTGCGCGTACCCGGAAATGGTCTTGCCGGTAGTCGTATTGCACGCTAGGCCGCTGAGCCATACCATCGTGCCTTGCGTGGCGCTGCCGGGGCCCATGATGCCGAAGGTTCCAGCGCCTCCAGTATCGATGACCAGGCCGCCCGTCCACTTCATCAAAGTCGGCATAGGAACCAGTGCGCTCCACTGGAGCGTAACTACCCCTGTGGCGAGCGCATCCTTGGTGATCTCACACCAAGTCAGTGCTGTGTGGGAAGTCGGCGCCGTGGCAAGCGTGTGCGTGACCGCACCGCCCGAAGCGTCCATGAACCGCACTGAGCCGCCACCATGGTCGAGGTGAAGTACCGAATGACCGGCGCTTGTCGTGTTGTTCCAGGTCGCGAGCGCGTTCATCGCAGCCTGGATTGTGGGGAACGGTGCAGCACGCGCCGTCGCTGCCGTCGAAGAGACTGTGCCTCCGCTCGCGCCAATCTGCACATAGGCGATGCCCCCGCCATAGGTGGCCGTCGGATCGCTGTAGAAACGCAGCAGCGTGTATGGCAGCGGGGTCGGCCACGCGATGCCATCGGTGTTCAGATCGAGGACGGCAGTAGAGTCACCCAGCCACGGATAGACCTTGGCCGTGACGTTGCACAAGCCGGCAGTCAGGCTGCTGGTGTTGAGCGTGGCCGCGTAGACCTCGGCGATGTTGCCTTGCGTCTGGATCGCCGAGGTGCTGGTTGCTGCAACGGTGATCGTCGGTGAGCTGTTCGTGCCGTCTGTCGCCGTGATATTCATGGCGGCGACCTGGCGCCCCGACCGCGCGTGGCGATGGAATGCTACGGCTTCCACTGGGAACGTACTGGCGGGGTTGTACGCCTGCTGCGCGTTCATCCAGCCGAACACCGGCTTCGTGTAGGCCACGGTCGACGAGTTGACGATCGTCGCGCCCGCGTTGCCCGCCGTGCAGCCGGTGTAGAAGGTGCTGCCGATCGTCGCGGACACGATGGTCGTGCCAGCGTAGATCCAGTCATCCAGCGACACCATGATCGTCAGGTCTGTTCCGTCCGTTGAGATCATCTGAGCCGCACCGTTCGGGTACTGGCGGCGGATCTGGGCGACGCCGGTGATCGTGCGGGTGACGGTAGTCGCATTTCCGCTGGCGTCGTAGCCTGGGTCGGAAACACTCAGCGTCAGCGCAGCGGGGATGCAGGTTCCGACCAGGCTGGTGATGCCTTTTAGGACGACAGTCGCAACCCAGCCGGAGCCGCTGGCGCCGACGAGGGTGCCGGTGTTCGGGCCAGCGGTGGCTGCAACCGGGTCGATCTGCGTGGCATCGTTGACGGTCAGCGTCTTCATTCCACCGGTTGGGACGCCTGAGGATGCCGTCACCGTCACGCCAGCACTCGTTGAAGTCACCGAACCGGCAGAATTTGTCGCCACTTCCTGTACCGTCACCGTCGATCCCGCAGTCGAAGGCGTCCAACTGCCCTGTGTGATTCCGGCCTGAGCTAGCGTGCCGTTGACGTAGGCGTTCGCCACAACCGTCGGCGTCGGTGTACCCGTGTAGACGCCAGGCGTCCAGGTCAGGCCGGCGGTCGTCGTGGCGCTGGCGATGCTCGGGGCGGTCGTCACGGCCGGCGCGATGCCAGGAATGCCGATGCTGCCAGTGTATGCACCGTTGATCAGCACCGACACAGTCGCACCAAGGTCTGCGGTGACCTGGGTATACGTGCTGGCCGTCTGTCCGCTGATAGGCGACCCGTTGCGGTTCCACTGCCAGGACGTAGCCGTTCCAAGCGATGGGTTCAGGCTGGCCGTCAGTACATTTCCGACGCCAGGAGTCCCGGCTATCGTCACTGAGGCAACGGTTTTCGCGAACCCATAGATCGCAGCCAATCGAAGAAACGCGGCGTAGTTCATTGTTTTACGAACACGCTAATGCCAGTGAGGTTGTTGCTGGTGTAGGTGTACGTCTGCACGTATGTTTTTGAATTGAATACAACCGTGATCGTCAAGAGCTGATTCGATCCGTTATATGCCATTGCCTGGGCCAAGGATGCCAACGGCAAGATGGTGCCATCGCTGGCTACCGGGGAGCTGCTGACCTCCCAATTCGGAGTTGCACCGGCGGCGAAGTTTTGAAGGGTTGGGAATCCAGCCATGATCGTCCTTTTAGTTCATTGGATTGTCGTTCAGCCTATGAATATCAGCCATAGCCAACAGAAATCCAGTTGATCTGGCTGACATTGCCGGTCACTGTGCCGTAAGACGGGCTCGAATTCGTGACGTTGATCGCCGCTGATGCGTTGTTTCCGACCGCCACCAATGCGATACACGCCGTGAATGAATGCGGGTAAGTAACCGGCGTTGGGTAGTTAGGAACTACGCTTTGATTCCCGGCCTGGACGATTATCCGCTTTCCGCTACCATCGCTAAACGGAAGAATGAAGTACAGCGGGTTGTTGAACTGCACATTCGGGGTCGAGAACAGAGATGCGGCAATGGCGCCAACTTGCGCTGCCGTGTAATCGTTGGTCTGCGGCATGACTGCACCGGAGCGACCATTGAAGCTAGTAACGGCTGCCGCAAGCCACGCCAACGCCGAACCCGTCCAAGCCAGGACTTGACCGGCGATGGTCGGCGGCGTAACAAACCCCGTCGTGCCGACTGCGGTCTGATACAAAACTTCATTGGCCACCCCACCCGCAATGCTGCCTGCCGTCCCGCTGCCGGGATTCGTCATGATGTAGGCGCCGAGCGTGGCTGACCACGTAAGCTCGATGATGGCGCCAGGCGCGGCAATGTCACCCGCATTCAAGGCTGAACCGCCGGCCTTGTGAATAGGGAAGGCGGGCAGCACCGTCGATCCAAGCGTGAGCGTGAGCGTCACGGCGCCCGTATTGGCATGCTGAGCCTCCAGCACACACTGGAACAGATCGGGGGGCGCAGACGGCGCCGCCAGATTCGACGGGATCGAGGCCGTGAGGCTATTCGTTCCAACCGCCTGGGCGGAACCGTAGTTGTTCTCTTGTAGCGCATCCGGCTGGAGCATCGCGTCAGCATCGCCCATCGTCCAGAGTTGCGTGGCGATGTCGGCTGCCCCCCAGGTCAGCGCCGTAGTCCCCTGCTGCGCGCGAACGATGGTGAGCGCATCCCCGGCGCGTGCCGTGCACAGTACGATCTCATTCACCTGCTTGGTGGCAGCATCGAGGAACGTCATGTAGAAAGCGGATTGCCCCGGCACCGGCTGGGGAAACAACGATCCCGTACCGGTCGCCAAAACAACCGTCAATGCCGAGGCGGGAATGCCGCTATTCAGCGTCGAGACGGCGAGGTTTTCGTAAAGGAAAATCATACGGAGACGCCCGAGGCAGTGACCCAAATGACGGTCGGAGTGATCTGCGAGCACGTCAGGGGCAGCCCCAATGTCGTGTCGAAGTACGGTTGATAGAGCGTCGGCGAGACGGGGCGTGCCGAGGTGGCGCCCCCCTGAGGCCCGATGGCTGCAGTCTGCGCAAAGGCTGCTGCGATGCCCTTTGTGATGAAGAGATTCGCGAAGTCACCGATGACCCATGTTCCGGCTGACGTTCCCTCCTGGGCGCGCGTCACGGTGCACACGTCGCCTGTGCGCGATGTGCAGTACATGATCTCGCGTTGCGTCCCCGTGGACTGATCGAGCATCGATAGCGGGAAGGCTTGCCCGGCGGCCGGCGCCGGGTACAGTGCACCCGTCCCGGTGAACAGCGTCACCGTGGTATCGCCAGGCGCGACAGGCGCAGCCAGCGTCGATTTCGCGTTGTTGCTGAAGACGAAGATCATGCGATATTCACCGTGAATTCGTACTGAAATGGCAGGGTCAGTAGCCCCGAAATGATGGCCGCCCGGAGCGCACCAGCGAGCGCCGTCGATGTGTAGACAACAGCCTCCGTGTCAGCCTCATTCAGCGATATGCCGTCCGCGTTGAAGTCATTCTCGTTGAAGAAGGCGCCGCCTGTCAGGAACCGCACGGCGGAATTGACTGTGATGACCACATGCGTCGGCGTCACGAAATGGACGCTGACCTGATACGTCTGATCGGGAAACAGGTCGCCCGTCAGGAAACGCTGCACGCGGCGCTTGAGCCATCGTGGCGTGAACTGGAACCCGTCACCCTTGAACGTGTTCCACTGAAGGATTCGCTGGTAAATCTGGTCGGTCGCGAGGTAGGTTGTGGAACTGTTGATCTCGCTGAATCCATTCAGAGGCTCGCTGTTCAGTGGCGCCGAATTCAGCGGCCCGACAGGGCGTGGGCCACCCGATGACAGGTTCTGACGCACGATCCCATAGATGCTCGTCGCCGCCCAATCCAGCAGCGCACCCGACTGGTTCAGGAAAATCGGGAGCTGGTAGCCATTGATGTCGTCGAGGAACTGCTGCGCGAGCTGGTTGAAGGCTGAGAACAGAGCACCAAGGTTCGGATCGTCCGAAAATTGGACGTATGGATAGCTTCCAAGAGTCGTTTGAACGAAACTGGACTCGACTTCATCAACATTCACGACTCACCCCTGGTTGACCGCGATGTTCGCAGTCGAGGTGAAGAAGAAGCTTTCCGGGTCGCCAGGGATCAGGACGCTGCCGGTTGCGGGCGCCACAATGGTGCCGTTGATCGTGACGACGAACTGGAGTTTCGACAGGCTCTGTTCTGGGATGAATCCGGCCACTGCCGTAATGAACGCGTCCTGAAGCTGCAGGAGGCTGATGGCCTGACCAACGGTGATGCTGTTGATGTACGCCACCATGGCCGGCTGCACAGCCGCCGTGACGATGGCCGGCGCCACGAAGTTCGCGCTGGCAATGGTGTTCCAGGTGATCGAGATGCCTACGGCCTCTTGATCGGGGATCACGTAGGTGACGTTGTACGTGTCCGGGAAATCGTTGATGGCAACAGTCTCCGTCGTGCCCATCGTTGCGGCCGGCTGGAGGACGTTGATGTCGGGGATCGACAGGTACAGCGCGCCCGCGACAGAGTACGGATCGCCGCCGCCAACGATGGCTTGCCAGCCGCCGCCAGTCTGTCGGAACGAGATCAGTCGTGACTGCACGCCTGAGACATTCTCAAGTTGCGTCTTCACAGCCTGGGGCGATCCAGTGCACACTGCCTGCCCAGCCTGGATGACCTGCGCCTGGTAAGACTGGATCGATTGCGCCGCCGCACCCGGAATTCCGGTCGATGGGTTCGTAAACGTCAGCGCGATGGTGGACGGAACGCTGGTGACGCGCTGGGTCACGGTGCTCGACGGCACAGCCCAGGATCCAGAAACGGTCGCTAGACAAAAGACCGCCGCTGTCGTGCCGCCCGAAGGGATGATGACAGGATCTTGAACCGCGTACTGGTACGTGCCATCCCCAACAAGGAAACCGATGTTGATGACGAACCCGGGCGTTCCGGTGAATGCGACGAGGACACTCGTATTCGATCCAACACCCTGCTGCACACCATAGACCGCGCCAAGCTGCACCACGATGAACGGATTCGCTGTCAGCGGCGAGATCGAATTCACCAGATCGACAGCCGCCTGATCCATGATCGAGCAGGCACCGGTATCGGTGCTTGACACGTCCTCGATCAACGTCGCCGGCAGGTTGGCCGTCAAGTCCGGGACGATGCTCGTCGCCACCGCGATCAGTGCGGCATTCAGGTCGGACAGGCTGGTCGGCGTGGCGCCGTTGGCGGAAATGGTTGGCATCAGGTCGCAATCAGTGCTTCAACGACAGTCCCGGAGAGGAAGACCGCCCTCAATCGATAGGTCGGGTTTGCTTGCGTATTGTCGCGTTTCACGGTCAGGCTGGCAAAGTACGGTTGGAAAGCGACGACCGTGCGTGCGACGGCGGCATCCGGCGCGATCTGCGTGTTGACGGATTGCTGGGCGGGGATGCCGGTCGAGCCATTGAGCGGACTCTCCCCCTGGTTGAGACGCAGGGTCTGCTCAAGCTGCAACAGGCGCGCATAGCTCGGGTCGGTGACTGCGACCCATTGCCCCGCTGAATTTCTTCCCCAAATTCTCATATCAGTGTCCCCGTGTTTCCGGTGATGACCGTACTACCCGCTCTGAGCGAACCCTGAGCTGCATGCTCATGGGTCGTGAAGTCCTTGCCGTTGATCGTCAGCGAGCCAGTGATCGCCACTGCCGCCGTGATCGTCATTGTCGGGGCTGCGACCGTGAACGTCGATCCGGCCGCGGAGAAGTTTCCGAGCACCCCCAGCGCGCCGTTCATGGTCGTGTCGCCGTTGACCGTAAGATCGCCTTGCACGGTATTTTGACTGGCCGTGAGCGTGATCCCGCTGGCGTTGATGATGACGGTCTTGCCGTTCCAGTTGGCCTCGATTCCGGCACTGTTGATCGTCACGCGGGCGGCGCCGTCCATGGTCTGGATGATGGCGCCGTTCGGGCCTTGTAGCTGGATGGCGTTCGCATCGACCTGCGTCCAAGCCGTGTTTCCGACTGGCACGAAGACGAGGCCGCCTAGGTTCGACGGCGCAACCAGCGGCGCCAAGCCGGAACCCAGACCGGACACGCCGCCCAGGCGCGCGGAGGCCGATGTCACGTATCCCTTGTCTCCAACCTGAATCGGCAGGATCGCATACTCCGATTCGGCGACCGGGCACGTTACCTGCGGCAGCGTGAACACATCGGAATCCACCTCGAAGGCCACCGTGACGATGGCGCCCGCAACCATGACGACCGAGCACGGCAGGCCCTGGCCGGCAAGCTGATTGCCATCTGCCACCGCGCCACCAATGACGCTTGGCAGGTTTTTCGATAGCTGCTGCTTCTGTGCGGGGTTGCTCATGGCGTGATCGGCGGAAGTTGCGTCACGCACTCAATGATGGTCAGCCACGAGTCGCCTGAAGGTTGCCGGCTGTCGCCCAGGTGACGGATGTTCTTCACCATGAACGTGCCCTGGAACGATGAGCGGTTGCGGTTCTGCGCGTAGTTGTTCTGCGTGTTGACCGCGTTCGTACCGGTCGGCAGCGTGATGATGTCGTTCACGTTGAGGTCAGCGCGCAGCACTAGGCGCACCTGAAGCGTGGCAACGTCGATCCATGTGGGCTGCCCCATCAAGTCAAGGAAGCTGATCGCCTTCGGCGCCTTCAGCGTCGAGCCGTCGAATAGCTCGAAGCCGGCCGGCGTCGGGCGGATCTGTGCGCCGATGTAGCCATCCGTCTGGATGATCGATTGCGAGGCCGCCAGGACGTAGGCAGAGAACTGTTCCAGCGTCTGGTAGAAGCCTGGCTGATCCTCGGTATAGACCAGCGTCGAGGTGAAGCCGCCCGTGATGGTCGAGCCCGGGTAGGCGGTCGTCAGCGTAGCCGTCACGGCGTCCTGGAGCGTCTGCCCTTTCTGCCAGTTGAACGACAGGTTCGCCGGCTGCGTGCGCGTGTAGGGTTTGGCGAACGACACAAGTTCGAGCGACGTTTCCGTGCCCTGCCAGTTGCCCCAGCACTGCTGCACTTGCCCCGACAACAGAAGGCCGGCCTGGGCTGGGTTCGCTAGCGGCAAGCCCTTACCCATGCCACCCAGCAATATGATGTTCGCGCCCCGCGGGTTGCCGGGCGTGCTGTTGCTGGTGGCAAAGTCACTGGATTGCTGAATGTCGGCAAAGTTGACGCCCGAAATCTTGATATGCGCACCGCCGGCCGGGATGCCGTAGGCATAGACCGGGATGTCGAATTCGATCTTCAGGGCGCCCCCATCGGTCGAGCCATCAGCCTTCCGACTGCTGTATCCCTTCAGTAGCGTTCCGTCGTCCTTGGTCAGGAACAACGAGTAGTAGCGGCTCACCCACCCACCTCGAAACTCTGCGTGGACTCGCGAAAGACGATCTTGGTCGTGAAGAACCCGAGCGTCAGAGAAATGTCGTAGTCGTCGGGCGAGCCCACGACGGGTCTGGTCAGAACACGCGCCTGCGAGCTATCGAAGATATTGATGTAGTACCGCTGCCCGTAGGTGTTGAACGTGCAAATCACGGTGTACGGGTTGCCGTCAAGCGTGGCCGTGAATTGGAAATTAGCACTACTCGATGGCGCGAAGGGCGTGACTTGCGCGGTCATGCTGGCCCCGTTCCGCTGGCCGGCGTCTTCACGGGCTGCGTGTTCGTGGCGCTACCGATCGCGGCGCCCGGCCCGCTATTGGTCGGCGGGTTCGGCACCGGCAGGCCGCCATTGATCTTCGAGTACAGATTGTTGTACACGGCCTCGGCCTGATCCGTCGCGATCAGCGGCTGCTCGAAGTCCAATTGGAAGACCTGTTGCACCTTTTTGTCGCCCGCGCTCGTCACGTCCCGCATGGTCTTGAACAGGCAGTTATCGTAGATCGTTGCAGGCGTGGCGACGGTGAATGTCCCACCGGCCAGATTGTGGGCCGTGAGAAGCTGCTGGAGGCCCGAAATCGTCGCCTGCATGGCCTCGTAGTTGTTCTGGTCGGTGCGTGCTGGGCAGAGCATCTTCAGGCTGATCTTGAGCGGCTGCTGGAGCATGGCGTTTGCCGCCATCGCCATCGATGCGAAGGGGTACTTGGCAATCTCGAAGTCCACCAGCGTGCCGCCAGGAACCGGCTCGAAGTGCGCGAAGTAGGCCGACAGGTTGTTGCCGTAGTTGACGGTGTCGGAACCCTCCGTGATCGAGAGGATGGTTTGTTGTCCGTTCGGCGCGTTCGCGGCAATGCCGCCCAGCAAAAGGATGGGCGCGAGCTGGTAGCTGCGGCGGAAGTCTTCGATGGACATGGTCAGCCCCCGCCCAGCGCGGCAATGGTCGTGTTCGCGTTACCGCCCGTGTTGTTCTCGATGACGATCTTCGCGCCGGCCGCCTGGGCGAGGTAGTTCGATGTTTCACGTGGGACATACTTTCGCCAATCGTCGCCATGCGTAGCAACGTCTTTGTCCACGTTGCCCATGCCCCAGTTGTAGCCCGCAAGGGCCTTCTGCACGTCACCGCCATAGTGCTTGAGAAGGTCACGCAGCATGCGTGCAGCAGCGTCGGACGCCTGCTCGAAGTTGTATCGATCCTTCACGCCATAGCCAGAAGCGACCCCTGGCATGATCTGGAAATCGCCGGCAGCACCCGCTGACGAAACACCCGCATTCTTGCCGCGATGGCTTTCGATATTCCATACGGTATCGAGCATGCCGGCTGGTAACTTGTACTGCCCCTCCAGCGCGTTCACTCGGTTGGACTTGGAGCCCTGCGGCTGAGCCAGTAGGCGTGCGAGATCATCGTTCGATGTCCCATATTCGGCCGTCGAGACGGCGTTGGCTGTGCTTGCTGCCCCCTTGGCGTCCGGATCGTCAGCACCAAACCACTTCGCGAGCCACTTCGCCATGGAGTGGATTGCATGCAGGAACGTCGTCACGTCGTTCTGGAATTCCTCGCTACCGAGATACTTCGCCGCGCGCCCGATAGCGCTTGCAAAAGAATCGACCCACTTTCCCAAATCTTTGTTGCCCAGGAATGTGTCAATTCCGGTTGCCACCGACTTCGCGAACTTCTCAAGTTGAGGCGCCAGGGCGCCCAGGTGCTTGACCAGCGAAGTTTCGATGATCTGTCCGGCGCGCTGGATCGACACCATGAACGACTGCCAGTCACGGTTCACGGAATCATCAACCTTGAGCTTCTCGCGATCCTCTTGGTAGGCTTCAATGGTGCGGGTCATCTCGTCGGCGCCGAGCCTGCTCAGGCGCCGCAGTTCATCCATGGTGGCGAATTGAGTCAGCCCCATGGCGTCTGCGCCTTCTTGCTTGCCGCCGACCGCACGAAATCGCTCAACCAGTTTTGGGAGCATCTCGACCATCAATTCGGCTGGATTCTTGTTTGTCGGATCGACGCCGACTTGCCCAAATCGGAATTGCTGCCCATAGCTCGATTGAGCATCTGCGATCTTCCCAAGCATGCTGTCGGGATCGATGTACTTGCCGAAATTCACATTGGCTGAACGCAGCTCGCCAGAATCGATGCCCAAGCCCTGGGACTGCCGGCGTGCGCTCGATGCAGAGGACGCCAGAGCGCCCAGCCCGAAGCCACCCGCCAAGCCACCGATGGTGGCCCACTTTGCGACGTTCAGCGCCGCCTTGCCCGTGTTCCATGCGACATCGGCTGTCCACTTGGCGAGTTCCTTGTGCGACTTGATGGCGTCTGTGCGGTCTTTCTTGCGTTGAAGCTCGGACTTGCGTTCGGCATCGTCCTTCTTCTTCTGCTCGGCCGCCTCGCGCTTGCGCGCCTCTTCGTCATCGCGGACTTGCTGCTTCCTGCTCGCGCGCTTGCCAACGATGGCCGCGGCCTCGGTCTTGGCGGCCTTCTCGCCGGCTTTCGCAGCTCCACGCTGGGCCTTGTCCAGCTCGTTCATCTCGCCAACGGTCGCCTTCACGGCATCGCTGAACTTCTTGAATGCCGCCGCGAACTTCGTGAAGCTGGCGTCCTGAACATCTATTTCCAGAATCTTGCGCGTGGTCATGAGGCATTGTCCTACGGGTTAGCTCGACGCAACAGGGCCTTGATGATGTGCCGCTGCCGGAACTCCTGAGCATCCGAGAATTGAGACGGACCGTGAAGGCTCATGATCTCGCGAAACCACGGGCCGGCGCAAAGCATTAGCCAATGACCGAGGATCGTTTCTTCGTCGTACTGGCGACCGGCGTCGATGTCGGCAGCGAAGCGAGGTACTCCGTAAAGCCCAAGGAGGTGTACTGCCAGCCCCTGGCAGAACTCGCCATCCGAAGGGTGTCCTCCCGCAGAACATCCGGCCCGACTCGCAATGTCAAGAAGATAAAAACCAAAGACGACGCCACCTCCGCGTGCGTATCCTCATCCAAGATCCCCCGTTGAAGCGCAAGGTGAAGAGGGATCTGCTCCCAGCCGGCAGCTCCAGCATGGGCCACAGTGGTCAGTCGCGACAACTCATTGATCAGGCCCGCCTCTACCCCGTCCGGCCCTTCCCACGTTCCCATCCTCTTGGACACCAAACGCAGGGCCGGCAATGCCATTTGCGGCGCTGTCATGGCGACATGCTTGGGATCGTAGGAGCCGAAGACCTTGCTGTACGTCTCGCCGAGTTCCAGGACGAATGTCTCGAAGATAGAGCGCGCGAGCGGCAGGCTGTGGACGTGGACTCGCCCATGATCAGGCGTATCCACTGAGAAGGCGATGCGCAGGTCGCGGGTGAGTTTGAGATCGGTCTTCATGGCTTCCAGACGTAGAAACGCCCCACGGGCGTGAGGCGTCTAGTGTAGCTCGCTGCCGGGCTTCAGCTCGATGCCCACAGCTCCGCGTTGACCATATACGATCCAGACATGCGAATGACGAAAGCCGGCTGGTTGCCATCGAACGCCAGCGGATCAACGCCCAGTAGAACGACGTTTTCAATGGGGTAGTCCGGCAGGTTCGATGCGTCGGTGATGACGTTCACGGAGCCCAGCGTGGTGTTCTGCTCGATCTGGTTCTTGAAGGCTGCCGAGATCGCCTGGGATCGCACGCAGTGGACGGTGATCGTCGCCACCTGATACGGCTCGGGCGAGCCCACGAGGCCGGTCATCGTCGGCAGGTTCTGCGAGGCATCGCCCTGGAATGCGAGGTTCACGCCCTCGCGCGTCAGGCCGGTAGAGATGATCTGGAGTTCCGGGAAGTCAGCGAAGACGACGGAAGCTCTGAGGCGATTTAGTGGTGCGAGAGAAACTGGTGCAACCATTTCGATTCCTTATGCCGTCGGCAGATTCGAGGCCGTGATGTAAAACACGATCTTCTTGAACCCGCGCTTCGGCACGATGGTGACGGCGTAGCCGGCATATCGACCAATGCTGTAGTCGCCCGGATTGGCGGCCACGTAGGTCGAGAACGGAACCGCAGTGACCGTCGCGCCCGCGTTGATCATGCCGAACGCGATGCCGTTATTGATCGTTTGCTGCAGAACCTTCTGGCCGCCATTGATGCCCGGCTGATCGAAGTACACCGGATTCGTCGGGCTGTTCGATCCGTTGATGATGTAGTTCGACAGATTCAGGTCGCACTGGACTTGTGCCCAATCGACGCTGTACCAATAGTTGAACGGGTTCAGGTCGCCATACTGGCCGTTGATGATCAGCGTGTTGCTGATCCCGCCCTCGGCACCCGTGCCAATCCAATTCAGGCCGGCCGTGGTAGCTGCGGTAATCTGCGGCCCGGTCAGTGCGCTGTACGGGGTCACGCCGGACACGTAGCGGAACGACAGCGGCGCCACCAGAGACACCGGGCCAGGCGACGTGGCAAGCATCTGGTAGAAATCTGCCGCCGCGCTGAACTCGGCGCTCGGCGCGCTCGGGCTCTGCATCGTGAGATACATCGACTTGATTGGCAGCGTCGTCCAGGTCGAGTAGGTCGCGAGCGTGGTCGTCTGGTGGAAGTAGACCTTCGAGGTCGTGCTTTCGTACTGCTTCGCCAGCGTCACCGCAGTGGGCTCGGTGTCCCACTCCATGGGACACAGATAGCGATAGAACCGCAGTGTCGGGCTCGCAATGTACGTGGACAGAAGCGCGACACCCTGGGCCGGCGTGCCGGGGCCTAGTTCGTAGACGTACACGCCCTGCACGGCCCCCTGGCCGAAGAACGTGTTCCCCATGGCCGTCAGCTCGGGCACGGCGTTCAGCTCGAAAAATCCCGCAGTCGTCTCAGTGCCTGGATTCGAGGCCAGCGGATACGTGAAGCTCGTACTCGACACATAGGTGCAAGGGAACGTTCCGTCGTAGCCACTCGGGACGGAACCTGAGATGACACCCTGAACGGTATCGCCGGACGGAATGCCGTGTGCCGCGGCCGTGACAACAGTCACGACATTGGAAGCCCAAACAATCGAAGTGATCGTGATTGGCGACTTCGTGATGGCCGTCAGGTCAGCCAACTGCGTCAGAAACGAATACGTCCCCGCCGTCAGCGTGGTTCCACCCTGGGAGACGAGCGCGCCAGTCTGCATCAGCAGGCTTGGCGTCGGAGCGACTTCCTCAAATACTTCGCAGTCAACGATTGCGTTACTCATGGGCTAGGCCCCTCGCTTATTGGTAGCTCAGGGACACCACGCCGGCCGTGCCGACGACAAGCGAAATGGCGGTCTCGCAGGGGAAATCGACATCATAGATACCGACCGTCTGCGGGATGGCGAAGATCAGCGTTCCAACGGCGATGCCAGCGACGTTGCTGTCATAGACGCCGCCCGCCGTGCTGGCCGCCGTATTCACGATGACTTTGCAGATTCGGCCCGGGGTTGCCTTGACGAGAACGCCCGCCGTCACGGTCTTGTTCAGCGCGGACAGCGTGCCCTTGCCAACCATGGTGGCGCCGACCACGTCTTGCACCTGTGGTGCGCTTTTGAACGCGGAGTACGCCGAGGAAGTCGGGCGGCTGCCGGGGTTTACGCCTTGATTGCCTTGGGGCATGGTCTATCCTTTTGAAGTCTTGCTTCGGGTGTAGGGCATTCTAGAGCGCGCAGGGCTGCGCGGCAATTCAATCACCCACGGTGACGGTAATGAACGCTGACTCGATGAGCTGGCGCGCAATATTGCGAGTGACGCCCTGAAGGTAGTTCACGTCCACGGTCATGGATTTGGCTTGCGCCAGGATCGCGAATTCCGGCTGCGTCTTCTTCAGATCAACCGGGACGAGCGGCGTCATCGTCCCGTAGGCTGCGTCGTCCGGCATCGAGTTGTCGAGGATCGCCTTTTGGAAATTCAGGGCATCCACGTTCCGGCAACCCCACAATGTGAAGACGACTGTTTCGCGGCATAGCTGCTGCTGGCCGCTGGTGGAGTCGTACAGCGGCGCCATCGTCATCGCCTGCGTGTTCTGGATGTCGGCCGTGATGTACGGCGGCGTCAGGTTCATCGGCGACAAGTCGGCCGGATAGACCGGCAGAGGCCCCGTGGACATCGCCAGCCAGATCGGCAGCGAGTTCGAGACAATGGTGCCGCCTGTCGTCACATCAGCAGCCGAGGCAATGATCTGGCTGGCCTCATAGGGCAGCACAGCCACGCCAGCGTAATGCCATAGGCCGGACGTGTCATATCGCATGTTCTGCGACGAAAAGGCCGCAAGCGACCCGTTCGGCAGCGTCATGAAATACAGCTCGGTATCCGCCATATCGGAGAATTCGATGATCTGCTGCTCGGCCGTGAAGATCACGGTTTGCCGGGCGATGGTGCTGTCCGGGTTCTGCTCGACGCGCTGGGATAGATGCAGGCTGCCCGGCGCCGTGAACGTGAGCGACTTGTCCGTAATGGGCGGTGAGATCGCGCTGGCGAGGCAATGGAAAACGTACCCGTCCGCCGGCAAGATCAGTCGCTTGTACAGCGTGAACGTGAATTGCTGCTGCTCAGAAATCTGGTCAACGCCAGCCGCCAGAACGGCAGCCTTGCCGGCGCTGGATGAACTTGCGGCCGAAGCGAGCGAGGCCATCAGTCAGCCGCCTTCAGGTCGTTCTGGATTCCTTCGATGGTCTTGCCTTGGGCAGTGTTCGCCTGGGGGCCTTGCCCATAGTCCTTGCCGTCGAAGTCCATCCAGGCAATGAACGAGGCCACGAGCAATCCGGTGTCTACGAACGACTGCCGTCGCCCCCCCCTCTTGATCTTCAGGCGATGGTTCACGCCCTTCAGCGCAGCCTCAGTGGGCACGCCGATGAGGCCTAGGCGTTCCACCTCACCCGAATTGATGAACTCGCGGAACCTGGCGCCCACCCACTCCATGGCTTCGGCATACGGGTTCTCCGGCACGGCGGCGCCATTGAGCATGTTGTTCAGCGCCCCATCGAGCGCATCTGCCATTTGATCGGCGATCTTGTCGAGGTTGTCCTCGACGAAGCCTCGAAACAGGTCGTACTTCGCCTCCAGGATTTCGGCGAGATCTCCCGTCGTCAGGCCATCGTCACCATGGGGCAAATCAACAACACCCACATTTAAGGTCGGCATCAGCTAAGTCCCCAGACGGTGCCGAGCGCAGCCATGATGGCGAGCGCGGCCCGCCCGTATGGATCTTTGACCCGCTGCAGGTCGATCAGACTCAGATTCGACAATGCGTCGCCGACGGTCAGGCCCGTAGACGTGG